GCCAATGTGCAAGCCGTCTTAGGTACCTCGTCCCGTGATTTTAGCCTATTGCGTGGTCGAGAAACCGGCAAGCAGGCGGTGATTATCGGCGGGGGACCTTCGGTCGATGGGCAGATAGAGCAAATCCATCATCTCATTGGCCAAGGTCATCGCGTGGTGGCGATTGAGCGCATGGCGTCCTGGTGTCATGCGCATGGGATTATCCCTGACTATCTCTCGGTCCTCGACGCCTCTGAAGATGTGCCAGCATCGCTCCATCATGTGCATCCTGAAACCGTCTGCATCACGGCCACACAATGCGGCCAGGCGGTGATGGATGCGCTGTCTGGGCATACCCAGGTCTATACGTACAACTGCCCGTCAGGGTCGCTGGATCTCCCAACGCTCTTTCAATCAGCGGTATCCGATAAGCAAACGGTCCTGAATGCGGGCGGCAGCGTCACGCTGTCCTGCATGACGATTGCGATGGCGCTGGGCATGGATGCGCTGCATATCTTCGGGTTCGATTGCCATATCACGGGGGCGCACTACGCCAAGGGGATTACGGGCGTAGGGGAAGCGACGCAATGCCTTGAGATTGAGGTTGATGGGCAGGACTTTACGACGACCGGCCCGTATCTCTCATTCGCTCAGCAATTCTTCCCTTTAATAGACACCGGCAAGCAGATGGGGTTTCTCAACGCCGTGACGATCTACGGCGATAGTTTAGTCATGGCTATGGGGTCGGACTGGCTCACCGCGATGGGATTGAACGTGACAGAGAAAGGGATACGACCATGATGAAGAGACTCCTGTTGATTGGATGCCTGGCGCTGTGGGCCTGGTCCCCGCAGACCGTGCAGGCGGAATGTAAGGTCTATACCACGGCTCCCGTCTATATCGCCGGGCAGGCTGTGCCGAACGTCTGTAATACGGCAGGGGCGCAATGGACCTCGCTGGTCACACCGCTCGGTGATTCGGCCATGGACGAAACCAATGACGCGGCAAAAGTGACGCTGGCCACGTTGATTAGTGGAGAAGATCAAACGAATAGCCTGCTGCAAACCAGTGGCGGGGCGGTGCGTCAAGCCACAGTGACGATGGGCTCAGCCGCAACCGCCAACGCCACGACAACGGCCTTTGCGCTCCCGACCGGCAGCAAGAGTATCTATGGCCAAGTCGCGGGAACCGGAGCCGTGACACAGACGCAGGCGATCTACGGCGATGTGGACAACGACGCGGCCAACGGGATCTTGCTGTGTACCATCACGCTCTCCGGCACCACCCGCACGCAAGATGCCTGTCCGGTGTTCACCGCGAACTACAAGTACTACTACATCATCACCACCAACACGACTGGAACCTCAGCCACAGGAGCCGTCTATGTGCACTACTAAGATACTGGCCTTGCTCATGGTGTTCCTCGCGCCGTCCTGGTCATGGGCGGCTGGCGCACTCACCTCGGCGGCTGGCGATGCCTCATTCATGGCCAGTGACCGTGCCGTTCAGAGCACGACCTCAACGATGGTGAACGGGAACACCGTGTTCACCGTGTCTGGTGGACCCATTCAGATTATTGATCTCGTCTCGATTTGCGTCACGGCCAACGATGTCACGGCCTCCACGATGCAATGGCAATCCGTCCCCACGGTAGGAACCGCCACGACGTTTAGTGGAGCCTCCGCCTCACTGGCGAGCGCGACCGCAGGGACGACGGTGCGCCTGGCTCCCACCGCGTTGAGTACCGCGCCGGTCATTGTCGCCGCCTCCGCCGGCGGTGTGCAGTTGGGGACGAACGTCGCGAACTACATTGATGTGAAGGACGGCACCATCAAGTTGGTCATTGGGACGGGTTCGACCACCGGCACCTGGATGCACATTATGCGCTATCGCCCGTTGACCGCTAATTCGACGGTGAACTAATGACCGTTGGGACCACCTACGATTTCACGCTGACCCGCGACCAGCTCATTGAGATGGCGCACAAGCTGATCGGCGTGCTCGCGCCTGGGCAGACGCTCGACGGCGCGCAGTCACAAGACGCGATCAAGCTGCTCAATCTGATCGTGCGGGAAGTGGATGAAACGGGAGACCTGAAATGGACCAGGGCGGCGGCGTCATCCCTGACATTGGTGGCGAATACGTTTGTTTATACAACCAGCAACGGGCTGCCGACCGATATCGCCAAGATTGATGCCGCGACGTACCGCGATGGGCTGGCCATGGATTACCCCATCTCCATTGTCACGGCGATGGAATACGAGGGCATTCAGAATAAGACGGATAGCGGCGATCCCAAGAAAGTCTATCTGACCGATCATCGGGACAGCTCGAGCCGGACACTCTATGTCTCTCCCATGCTCTCGACGGTCAACACGCAATCAGTGGTCACGGGGACGGATGCGGTTGTCTACAAGTGCATCAGAGGCCATACCGCCGATACGACGAACAAGCCGATTACCGGCGCGAATTATCTCCTGTATTGGACGGCGGGCGGGTCGGGCCCAGCGGTGTGGGCGACGGACACCAGCTATACCGCGCCGCAACAGATTCGCTTGCTCTATCAACGGCCCTTGTTTGATTTCGATACAGCCTCAGATACGCCGGATTTCCCGCAGCAATGGCCGCGTATGTTGGTCTACAAGCTGGCGTTCGACTTGGCGGATCTCTACGGCATTGCGCTGCCTGAGCGCGAATACCTCGTGCAGAAGGCCAAGGGGGCCTATCAGGACATCTTCGACAAGAGCATGAAACCTGTGACCTCTAACTATCACGGGAAGGCGTCGTACTTCTAATGACCTGGCAACCGACCCCACTGTTCGGACAGCCGTATGAATCGGTCGAGGAAATCGAACTCGATCAAACGGCCTCCACGGTCATTGATGGCTATGTCAACGAGTTCGACCATGTGCCGATGCGCCCTGGCCTGATCTCGTTCAAGGATACCGGCACCAGCCTTCCTGTTGACGGTTTGTACTGGTGGGATGAACAGCATTGCGCCTTAGCGGTGTCGAATAGCCGCGTGTGGAAGATCACCGACAGCGCCGGCACCATGACGGAGATTACCGGCTCCTCGGCATTGCTGCCGAGTGCGCCTGTCACCTTTGCCACGGACGGCACCAAGTGCGCGATGGCGAACGGGGCCAACATCGTCCATACGGATCTGTCTACGCTCACCACCATGGCCGATGTGGATGCGCCGACGGCGGTGACGCATGTGGCCTATCTGGACGGCTATCTCTTGGCGAATAGTGCGGGGACGGCGAAGTTCTTCTTTAGCTCCCCCACCGATATGACCGCCTGGAACGCCCTGGATTTTGCCTCAGCCGATGGCGAACCGGACCGCGTGGTGGCGATGAAAACCGGATTCAGGGAAGTGATTTTGCTCGGCAGAACGTCGGTCGAATTCTGGATTGATGACGGCGTCACGCCATTCACGCGGCTGGATGGATCAGTCCAATCGTTCGGCTGCTCCGCGCCCTACAGCTTAGCGAAAGTCGGCAATACCTGGATGTGGCTGGACCATGAACGGCGCTTGGTGACGATGCAAGGCCGCGCCGTGCAAGCCGTCTCCACGCCCTATGATCGGGTGATTCAGCATTACGCCTCCGTCGATGACGCCATTGGCTACGTGGTGAGCGTGGAAGGCTATCCGCTCTATGTGTTGAACTTTCCCACGGCTGGACAATCGCTGGTCTATAACTACAAAACCGAAAAATGGTCCAAGTGGGGCTATTGGAACACCACGACCGGCAGCTATGGCCGGTTTCGAGGGAACGCCTACTGCTACGCCCGCGATTGGAACATGCACCTCGTCGGCGACTGGGCGAATGGCCTCATCTACAAGTTCGACCGCACCGCCTTTACCGATAACGGGAACCCCATTCGCACGCTGGTCCGCACGGGCCATATCAACTACGGCTTGGATGTGACGAAGCGGTCGAATCGACTCCGCGTGAAGATGAAGCGCGGGGCGGGCAATAGCACGGTGAGCGATCCGCAAGTGACGATGCGCCGTCGCGTGAATAATGCCGCGCAATGGGAAACGGAACGCTGGGCCTCGTTGGGGCAAGTCGGCCAGCATGAGCAAACGGCTGACTGGTACAGGAACGGCATCTACAAGACCGTGCAGTACGAATTTGTCCATAGTGATGATTCTGATTTTATCCTCATATCAGCACAAGAGGATGTGGAGGCGTTGGGGCGCTAATGGCGAAACCGTTACGCAGTTCTCCCAGTGTGAAGGAACGGGAAGATCCCCGCGCCAATGAGTATTTCAACAACGCCATTGCCCACATGCTGGGCCTGGTGGGGACAACTACGGTGGATGTGGCGAACATCAACGCAGGCGCAATAGGGACCTTTACCGTGACGGTCACTGACGCCCGGCCCGATCAGCAGCAGACGGTGCAAGTGGCGGTTCCGTCCACCTTCAACACCGGACTCGTGCCGTGGGGCTATGTGAGCGCCAAGGATACCGTGACCGTCGTGCTGTACAACCGGACAGGCGGGGCCATTGATCCTCCCAGCGCCACCTATGGCGTGCGGGTGATGCCGTGAACGAGATGATTACCAAAGACGAGACCATGCGCGAGTCGATTTGCGCGATTGAATCGGCGTTGAAACAAGCCATTGCCGATAAGACGTTGCAGGAAGTGGACTGTCCGCTCCATCACCAATTTGCGCCTGGGGCCTATGCCCGTACCATCTTTATCCCGGCGCATACGCTGGTGGTCGGCAAGATTCACAAGCACGCGCACCTCAATATGTTAGTGGCAGGCCGCGTGTCATTGGCGACCGAAGAAGGGCCGCAGCAATTGGAAGCCCTCAAGATTATGACCTCGAAAGCGGGGACCAAACGCGTGGTCTACACGCATACCGATACGGTCTGGACCACGATCCACCTGACGAACGAAACGGATCTACACAAGATTGAAGACGAGATCATTGTGCCGTCATACGCTTTTTTTGATGCGCTCTGTGATACAGATGTCGCACAATTGCTGCCCGTGATGCAGCAGGAGGGAATGCGATGACCTGGGTAGCCGTAGGAGCCGCAGGCGTAGGAGCCGTGGGCGCGATTGGGAGCGGGCTGTTAGGGGCCAGCGGAGCCTCACGAGCCGCCTCCTCTGCGCGGGATGCCGCGAATATCAATCAGCAAACGCTCTACACACTGGATGCCAGAGCACGACAAGATCTGGACCCGTTCGCCGCAGTCGGTCGAGCGACTGCGCCAATTCTGCAAGACCTGATGACGGGCAGGACGAATGTGTCCGATCAGCTCTCCCACGATCCTACCTTCCAATGGCAGTCGGAAGAATTGCAGCGATTCAACGAACGGCAACTGGCGAGGCAAGGGTTGACCAATTCAGGGGCCGGGCTGGAATTGAACCGGCGCGGGTATTCACAGCTCTTAGGGGATAACGCGCAACGCTACTTCAACAACCTCTACAACACCGTCTCGCTCGGGGAAAACGCCGCTGCTCGGCAAGCGAATAACGCGCTGCAAACCGGCCAGAATCTCGCCCAGTCGAATACGCTGGCTGGGCAACAGATTGGCAACGCGCAAATTCAGCAAGGCGTGGCCTACGGCAACATCGGGACCGGCGTAGCGAATTCCATTAATAGCGGCATCGGCCTCTATCAAAACCAACTGAACGCACAAACGTATCAGCAGATGTTCCAGAGCATGATGCAGCGGAACACCCCGCAGACGACCGCGTTTAGTAGCGGCGGGAGCCCGTTCTTAGTGAATACGCCTGGGGCCTTAGGCACGACATCATAACGAGGAACCGATGCCGATTGAACCTGTGCAGCCGATGCAACTCTCCGATGTCTGGAACCCCATGCAATCCGTCGCGCCGATGGCGCAACTGGCCGGAATGGCGCAGCACCAGGAATCCTTGGACCAGCATAAGCGGGCGTTGGATATCGACCAGCAGCGCACCGATCAGCAAGGCAAGCACTTCGCCAATGAGGAACGTATCAAGGTTCTCTCTGAACAGGTGCAGCACGGCGATCTGTTCCAATCGTGGAACGCGAACAACGAACTGGCGAAGATGCAGGGTTTGCCGTCAATGGGGCCGGATGAATGGATTACGGCCAAGGGGGTAGTGCAAGAAGCCGTCAGGCAGAAGAACGATGGTGATACCGACGGCATGCAGGCCAGTATGCAGAAGCTCATGCAGGTCGCGCCCAATTATGCCGCGAAACTGTCCGCCACGTTCCAGCAGCAATCGCAAGCCCGCGCCGGAGCCTATGCCGCACGAGAAAGCGGACTCATCAATCAGAACACCTCGCCACAGGACGCGGCAGCGGTCAGTGAGGCAGTGGGGTCTAGTAAGGAACTCCTGAACACCACGATCAAGCACGCGCTTGAAAACCCGTTGACGCAGGCCAAGATTGACAAGATCAATCAGGAACTCTTCCTCAATAAAGGCAAGTTCGACTTGTTGGAACGGGAAACGCAGCACGATTCCAACTTGCGGGGGCCGCTCGATCAAATCAACCGCAACGTGATGGCGAGGATGCAGGAGAAGTCCGGCCTGACGAATCTTCCTGGTGATGAGCAGACCAGCTATCCCAGTGTCGATAAAGCCTATCAGCAACACATTACGCCGGAGGAACGCGCCAGGATGGGGGCCTTGGTCGCCCCGATGACGCAACGGATTGACGGCTATTCGACCGACATTGAAAAGATCAAACAACAGATGTCCATTGCGAAGCCGCAGGACCAGCAGGCCATGGCCTCGCAACTCAGCGGGCTCGAACTCTTGCGCGAACGGGAAGAGGCCCGCAAGGCCTACGTGGAGAACCCCATCAAGCGCACCTATGACGCCTGGCAAGAGAAGGAAAAGGCGGTAGACCGCACGCGCACCGATCTGACGCGATCCAGTGAATCCCTCCAGCAACAGAAGTTCAGCTATACGCAATCCAAGGACGCGCAAAAGACGGCAGGAGAACAAGCGACGAATGACGCCATGGCGAAGTTCATGGCCTTGCCAAAACCCCAGCAGACCCCCGCCATGGCCGCACGATTGGCGAGAGAAGCGGGGCCTGGCGTCTCTCCTCGCACCGTCTACGAATCCATCAAGGAACTCAATCCGTCCCTTGTGACGATCAACAATAAGCAGGAAACGGCGGAGTCGCAGAAGGTGGGCGAAGGGTTCGGCACCGAATACGCCGATCTACAAAAGTCCGCCATTACCGCCACGAATCAACTGTCCAAGCTCGACCGCATGGAGCAACTGCTACAAGGCGTGCAGACGGGCAAGCTCGCTCCGGCCATGACACAGATACAGGCCCTAGGGGACTCCCTAGGCTTCAAGGTTGATCCCTCGTTAGGGGCCAAGCAGGCGCTTGAGGCTATGTCGAATGAAATCGCGTTGACGCTACGCAATCCCGCTGGCGGGGCGGGGATGCCAGGGGCGCTCTCTGACAAGGACCGAGAGTTCTTGTCCTCCATGACGCCAGGACTCGGCAAGACGAACGAAGGCAACGCGCTCATTATCAAGACGGCGAAGGCGTTGAATCAGCGCAGTCAAGTGGTGGCCAAGATGGCGCGGGACTATCGCAAGCAGCATGGCCATTTTGATGAAGGCTTCTACGACGAATTGCAAGCCTATAGCGATGCACATCCGCTCTTTGCTGGACAGGTGATGCCGAAAGAATCGGCCTCGCCGTCGGTGTTGCCCTATAGCGATCCTGACAAGGAACGCCGCTATCAGGAGTGGAAGAGGTCACAAGGCAAATGAACGAGCCGGAAGAATTTGAATTTAGGGCACGCGCCGAAGCGGAAGCGCAGACCGCGCCTCCCGTGCCGTCGATGCTCGCGGTGGCGGGCAATGCCGCAGCTAAAGGCGTGGCGAGTATCCCTGACTTCTGGACGAACGTGGCGTTAGGCCCTGGCGCTGGTGCATTGGGCACCGTCGCGAAAGGCGTAGCCGCTGGCGTGAACTATCTACGCGGCAACGAGCAGGCATTCGACCAAGCGCAACGGCCAGCCAGGCCCAATCTGGCACGCAAGGCGTTAGAAAACGTCGGCATCATTCGCACAGAGAACGAACCGCAGACCGGCCCGCAGCGCATTCTCGATACCGCCATTCAGGCTGGCGTGAATACGGCGCTGGCTCCGGCCTCCTCACTCGGCCAAGTGGCGGTGAATGCCGGAATGGGATTGGTGAGCGGCGGCGCAGCAGGTCTGACCAAGGAACTGACGGGAAGCGATCTGGCAGCTACAGCGGTGGGCATGGCGACGCCATTCGCGATCAGCCGAGCCTATGCGCCTGGCACCAAGTCGGTCTTGACCGATGAAGGCGATGACACGCTGAAGGCCGCACGAGATGCAGGGTATGTGGTGCAGCCGTCCTCTGCCAAACCGTCATTTGGCACCAGTAAGGCTGAATGGATGGCGGGGTCTGGTGCAATCAGAAACGAAGCGGCGCTCAAGAATCAGCCAGTGACCAATGATCTAGCGGCACAGGCGATAGGGTTGCCGAAGGGAACCGCCGTCACACCGGATTCGTTGAAGTCCGTCCGTGACTCCGCCTCACAGGTCTATCAAGAAGTGGCCGATCTATCCACGCGCTCCAAAACGGCGTTAGAAGCCATGAAGCAGGCGCGGGCCGATGCCTCTGCCTATTTCAAATCCTACTACAGCCCGCTCTCACCAGCTGATCCGTCGGTGCTTCAGAAGGCCAAGGCGCTAGACCGCAAAGCCGATCTGTATGAACGGGTGATTGAAAAGGAAGCGTCCAGAGTGAGTCCTGGGACTAATCTGATGGATCGGTTTCGAGATTCCAGAAAGCTCATTGCCAAGACCTACGATGTGGAACGGGCGCTGCTCGAAGATGGCAACGTCTCCGCGTCGATCCTAGGCCGCATGCTGGAAAACGGCAAGCCGTTGAGCGGCGAACTCAAAGTCATTGGCAAGTTTGCTAAGACCTTCCCCTATGCGGCGAGGGATCAACGCATGATTCCTCCACCTGAATCCAGCGCGACGAACATGATGGTGGCTGGTGCGGGACTCACCACGGCGGCAGCGGCGGCAGCCTCAGGAAATATCCTTGGCATGCTGGCAGGCGCAGCGATGGCGGGCGGTCCGTTCCTTCGTGCGCCGATGCGATCAGGCTTGCTCTCCAATGCCTATCAGAATCGGCTCTTGCGCGAACCAGCTACCTACAACATAGCGGCTATTCGTGGCGGACTCGTGGGGAAGTCGCTCATGGATTATCACGATGAGGTCTTTAAGTGAGTAACGCGCAGTTTATCACGCTGGGCCCATTCTTTGATGCTGGGGCGCTCATGACCTCGGCCAAGCTCTATCACTACGAGGTGGGATCGACCACGCTCAAGAATATCTGGTCGGATCGTATCGAAAGCACCACGCTCAACCAGCCCTTCGTTAGTGATGCCAATGGCGTGTTCGCCTTCTTTGCCGACGGCCTCTACAAGATCGTCATTGCCGATTCAAATGATGTGGTCAAGTACACCTGGGACAACGTATTGATTCAGGATTTCCTGAATCCTAGCTTCTCCGAAGGGTCAGCCATTTCGTCCGCGTCCACCATTGCGGTGGGTCCTGAATCCTTCTTTCACATCACCGGCTCCGTCGATATCAACACCCTCACCGGCAGCATTCCGTTTGTCTGGCTCTGCTTTGACGGCACGCTCTCGTTGAACTATTCGGCCAATCTGCTCACGCCTGGCAGCGTCAATCTCGGGGTGCAGGCGGGCGATGTGATCTTCTTGCTCAATGACGGGGCGGGCGTGTGGCGGGTGGCTGGGCAAATCGCCAATTCGCTCTTAGTCACTCGCACTTCGACGACGGTCAAAGTCAGTGACGGGCGCACCAATACCGTCAACTCACCCTTGATTATCACCGCGACGACCACGAACACGCCAGCGGCAGGCATCGGGACAGGCATCACGCTACGGGCACAGAGCGCCGACGAAACGCCGTCAGACTTTGGGGCCATTCAGTTTGCGGCCAGTGATATTTCGGCAGGATCAGAAGATACCTATTTGGATATCTTCTTACGCTTTGCCGGGGCTGCACTGGCCTGTTGTTATCGGTTTGCCTCAGTGAGTGCCTACAAATGTACCGTGACGAATTCCAACACCGCAGACCATACGTACTACCTCCCCGACAAGTCTACAGGGATAGGCGGGGGGCAAATCTATGACGGGGCCACGCTCATAGGTGGGGGATCGACCCGATCACTGGAAACCTTCACCTCAGCGACCGGCAATTTGAGCGGCATCCACTTCTATAGCGGCGATGTGACGTTGAATTCGGCGCATACGCTCACGGTTCCGGCTGGCAAGAAACGTCTCGTGATCGTGGCAACGGGAACCATCACCATCAACGGGACAATCACGGCAAGCGGAGCGGGTGGGGCGGGTGGAACGAGCGGCGGAGGGGTGGGGAATGGCGGCAACGGCGATCCTGGCACCGATCAGGTTGGAGGAGGCGGGGGAGGCAATGCGGCTGCCAATACGGGGGGCAACGGCGGAGCAGTCTTACGCCATGGGATCACGCTGCAATCTGGTGGCTCAGGGCAGGTTGGTAATGGAACAGCAGGCACGCAACTGACGGCGAGCGACATGGGAGGCCTGCTGGCGCATCCATGGGAAGCCATGGGCGGCGCGGGAGGCGGCGGGTCCTACGATACGGCAGGCGGGGCGGGAGGAGGAAGTATCGTTTTAGTGGCTCCCGCGATTGTCTTAGCGAATACCGCTGTCTTGAACACCAGCGGCGTGACGCCAAATAGCGCGAACTATGGCGCGGGCGGCGGCGGCGCGGGGAATATCTACATCATTACACGCTCCTATACGGACAGCGGCGCGACCTTTACGCAGACGGGCGGCGGCACGGATACCGGCACCAATTCCAACGGCGGCGCGGGAGCCGCAGGCGTGAAGCAAATCAACATTTATAACTAACGGAGTCGCATGGCCGCTACCGCACTCTTCAAAGAATTTGGCCCCTTCTTCAATGGGGGCAGTCTCGCCACGAGCGCGTTGATCTATCACTATGTCGTCGGCACCACAACCACCAAAGCGTGCTGGACGGATCGCACTAAAATCACCACGGCCGCACAGCCTTTGCAGGCAGACATTAACGGGATTGCCTCAGCCTATTTCGATGGGCTGTACAAGATCGTGGTGAAAACGTCAGACGGGGCGACGACGTTGGCGACCTGGGATCAGGTGCAACTCCTCGACCCCATTTCTTCCACGCCTGCTCAATGGACGCCCACCATCTCCTGTACCACGCCTGGCGATTTAGCCGTGTCCTATACCTCCAATTCAGGCTATTACGATTTGGCCGGCAATACCTTAACGGCGTGGTTTTCCATCATCACCTCCTCCTTTACCTATACGACGGCATCGGGACTCATCACGATCAACAATTTACCCTTTACCTCATCATCGTCATTGAGCCCGTGGGTCAGCGGAGCAATCCTGTTTAGCGGTCTGACAAAAGCTGGCTATACCAACGTGGTGCCAATCGTCTCTGGCGGGTCATTGGTCTCATACCTCTACGCCACAGGAGAGAGTCAACCTCAGGCCATCTTAGCAATTACAGATTTTCCAACCGGTGGGAACGTGGTTCTTCAAGGATATGTCACCTATGTTATCAATGCGTGAGGGAACATCTATGCTGCTTCGCTTGCTTTTGTGCTTGTTGTTGCTGCCGTCGGTTGTACAGGCCGCGACGTTCTGGGAAGAAACCTTTGAGACGACTGGGGCGGGGAATCGCTTTGGCCTGCTGGATAATTCCGGCCCCGTGCAGCTTTCAACCACACAGAAGTACGCCGGGTCCAAAAGTGCGTACATCTACTTCGACTTCCCCTCAGCGGGATCGTGTCTGCCAGGGAATCCCGCTTTCATTGATTGCGGTGGGTATTACGATGCCACATTTACTCCCACGAGTACGCTCTGGCGCAGGTTTTGGATTTGGGTGAGTCCAACATTTACCGTAGCGACCCCATCAACCAAGATTACCAAGGCCGGTGGAACTGGGTTCAGCGAATGGCTGGTGATTGGCTACAACCAAACCACATCTGATACCAAGTGGCAGTTGACCATGGACCCGCAAACCACCCCGGCTGATACCTTTTGGGGTGGGGTCTTGCCCCATGACGGAACCTTTCATTGCGTCGAAATCGAGCAACAGTTGAATACGCCTGGGGTGGCGAACGGGGTCTATACGCTGTACCTCGATGGGTCCTCAACGGCATCGGCCCATCGTACCAATGCGATTTGGCGCATGGCGAACGATACCAGCCTTTTCTCCTATGTCCGCCTCTTCCGTCAATACGGCTCCGGGCAGATGTATTTTGACAACTACGCCGTAGGGGATACCCGCATTGGCTGTGGCGCGGCCCCGCCTCCTGGGGATACCACGCCGCCCTCAGCCCCCACGAGCCCAGCCGTCTCCGTCTCAGGGGTATCTGAAACGATCACCTTTACCATCGGAAGCGATAATACAGGTGGCAGCGGACTCGCTGGGACGGTTGTCTTGAATTGCACGGGAGCCTCCTGCACCCCCACCAATACCGTGACCACCATTTCGAGCCCAACCGCCTCCTACACCGCCACAGGCTTGACCGCAGGGACCATCTATGGTTGGGCACTCAGGAGCCAGGACATTGCAGGCAATCTCTCGGCGGCGACGACCCCAGTCTATGGCACCACCGCCTCAGGGTCCGTCTATCGTACCGTTCTGGCGACCTATGGGTGCCCCGCTCCTGATAACTCGTCCACGCTCAACGGGGCGTTGTGGGACGGCGGCTACCTCCAAGTCGGGGCAGTGGTAGCGGATAACTTTAAGATCGTCTCGGATCGTTGCTTAGGTAAGTCTACCTCCAACGATTCGTTCATGACCTACAACGGCATCACCACGCCGAACGATCAGTACATGTCAATGGATCTGTCCGTGTACGATCCAGCCACGGGCTATCCTGGGGTGGGAGTCCGGTACGCCAATAGTACGACGATGAGCGGCTATACCTGCCGTGTGGTGGCCCCAGGCACGACGACCGCGATCTATAAGCTGACCGCTGGCACGCAATCGACACTTGTCTCAGGCACGACTTCAGTATGGGCACAGGGCGATACCATGCGCTGCGAAGCGCAAGGCACGGCCCTTCGTTTCTATCGCGTGCGGGCGGGTGTCGAAACCCTCATGCAGAGCACGACGGACGCCTCGTATGCGAGCGGGAAAGTGGCCTTGAGCAGCTATGCCAACCCGCTCACGGCGGGACAGTATGACAATATCATCATTGGCGGCTTTGATAGCACCCCGCCAACGCCCCCGGCGATTGTGACGCTCACGACCAGCTCAACAGGGTTCACTGAAACCGATACCGGCACACCAACGTCCTACAAGCTCACCTACGGGAGCAACAGCAACCCGAATCCCACGGTGCTCATTATTGGAGCCTCAAGCATTGTCGCGGGGGCCTATACGATCACCTGGCCGCAGGATACGCAATTTGCCTGTCTCTACGCCATTGACTCAGCCGGCACCGTCAACACGACCTCGCCGCAACCGATCTGTAATACCGTGACGCCTGGCTCCGTCGATCATGGCCCGGCAACGGGTGTGCTGAGAAAGTTGGGCTCAACCCCGTGGCTGACGGATGACAGCGGCAATGCGCGGTTTATGGTCGGGAACTCCAACTGCTTCAACTGCATGGAGGACTGGACCAACGTGGCGAACATCGCCAGGGGAACGGTCTTTGATGCCGATGTAAAGTTCGCCGCGCTCCAAGCGATCGGAATGAAGTTCGTCAGGTTCTATCATTCTGAGCAGACGCAAGGGAGTGTCGCTGAGTTTGCGGCCAATACCTACGCACTGCACCCCTACGATCAAATGCCCTGGAAGTTGGTCAGCACCCGTTCAGACAGCACGAGCGGGACGGCGATCACGGTTGGCGTGTACGACCTGGACCAGTGGAATCCCGCTTTCTTTGCGCGTGCTCGCACCAATGCGTTGAAAGCCTTGAGCTATGGCCTCACGCCGTCGATCATGCTCTTTAATGGCGGGACCGTAAAATATAACGAGAACATCGCCTGGGCAAACCCCCTGTACTCGTCCAACAACGTCAACGGAGTGAATTGCGAGCAAGTGGTGGATGGGGAGTGTATTGAACTTCAAACCACGACGTACCCCGCGCTGCTAGCACGGCAAAAAGCGTACATCGAAAAATCCATAGATAACCTAAACGATATTGACGGTATCGTGTGGGAGATAAGTTCAGAGGACTACTCAGCCACCGCCAGCCAAACGTGGCAAGACTGGGTATATGACACCATCCATAACTACGAGGCTCTGAACGGTCGCAAGGTCCACCCGATCTGGCGCACCGCGGCAGGGTGGAGTGTTAAGGCTGCGGACAACTCGTACCTGTTTAGCAACGCGAAATCACAGATTGTCGGGCCTGGCGGCAAGACGATATTCATTTCCGGTTCAGAGGACTATGAGCTTGATCCACCTGTGAATGACGGTAGCAAGGTTGTCTTCAGCGACACTGATCACCAAGGCACTGAGGTATCAGGCTGGCCCTGGAAGGTCTTTACTCGTGGGCACTATCCGGTCTTTGTCAGCGAGCGTGAATCAGCGGGGACACAAACCCTCATCGAAACGCAGATGGCGCGGGTTCAGCACTATGCCGATGTGATGCACTTGGCGGGGATGCTGCCGGTTGCCAATACCACGATCATTGCGACGGGGTACGGGCTCAAGGAAGATTGCTCTGAATACCTCATGTTCCAGCCGTCAGCCGCGACGAATGCCATAGATTTGTCGAGCTGCACGGGCAAAACCTTCGATGTGGAATACAACGATCCCGCGACGGATACGACCACGAGTGGGGGCACAGTCGCAGGAGGAGCCTCGCGTAACTTCACGGCCTCAGCCATGCGGGTTGTGTACCTCAAGCTGACGCCAACGCCAGCGGATACCACGGCTCCGACGATCTTTGGTTGCACGATTGCCGGGCAAACCACAGGCGGCATCTTGCCCATCGGCACGACCAGCGCGACCCTCCAATGCTTTAGCAACGAATCGGCCACGTTGAAGTATGGGACGACGGCGAGTGTCGCCTATGCCTCACAGCCGAACACGATGACGGCCGGCACCTTCGACGGGGTACAACAAGCGCATACGGCCACCATCAGCGGCCTCACCAACGGCCTGAGTGTGACGGACTATGTACGGGGCATTGACGCTTCAGGGAATGCCTCATCCAGCGATACGTCGATTGCGTGGAGTGTGGCTGGACAAGCGGACATGACTGCGCCGGTCTTGAGTAACCCGATCCCGCTCAATTCCTATCCATCCGGAAGCGGCGGGGGACCAATCGGGTTTACCGTCGATGAAATGTCCACCTGTAAATACGATACCGTGGACACGACCTATGCGTTGATGGCGAACACGATGACATCGGCCTTCCCGACCTGTTCCGCAACGGTCACGGGGCGCTCCAATAATACGACGACCCTCTATTACGGGCGGGCCTGCGACCTCGCAGAACCGACGCCGAACTGCGATACCACTAGCATTATCATGAGTGTCAGCATTGCGGCGGCAGCGGGTGATGTGACGGCTCCGGGAACCGTCTCAGGCCTGGCGGCGACTGTCACGGGCCTCCAAGTTGAACTGATCTGGACCGCAGCCACGGGCGGCGATGTGGCGGGCTACTACGTCTATCAATGCGCGGTGAGTGATTGCAGCGATGCGGTGCTCAAGCAAACCCTCGGGAACACGACGACGACGTTCCTCGGGTTGAACTACAGCAGCACCTACTATTGGGCGGTGAAGGCGTTCGATACGTCCAACAACCCCAGCGCGGCCCTGTCCAACATTGCCACTGGGACGACGAGAGGACCCGCCGATACGGTCAACCCGTCTACGATGACGAATCTTCGGTTGATCCAAGCCTATACCGGCAGCGCCTTATTTACCTCAGACAATGGCACCGACGACAGCGGGGCGGTGACGACCACACTGGAACTCTCCCCGGCTGGCTGCGCGGCCTACGTCTTTGTGTATAGCAACCTGGCCCTGGAAGCCTTAGTCACGAACCTTGCCCCGAGTACGACCTATTGCGTTCGCGGGAATTTCTCAGACGGCACCAACCTATCAAGTACGTATTCAAACGTAGTGACATTCACGACAGCGGCCAGCGGGCTAGACCGACCACGACGGGCGCTCCCGTTTGGCGTGACCCGGAACAGTCTCAGCGCCCCACGGAACCCGAGGAACTAATGAAGGCTTGGACCTATTACGAAATCACGCTCCTGGCGCTGACGCTCTGGCGCGAAGCGCGGGGCGAGCCCTATGAGGCGAGGATTGCCGTGGCACATACGGTCAAGAACCGCCTCGATCATCCGGGCTGGTGGGGGAATGACTGGATCAGCGTGCTCACGAAGAAGTGGCAGTATTCCAGTCTGACCGATCCCAACGATAAGCAGCTCACAACCTGGCCGAAGGCCGATGACAATGTATTTGAAGAATGCCTGAACATTGCCGAGCGCGTGGTGACCGGGATGTACAACTCACCGCTCAAGGGAATCGACAGCTACTACGACGACTCGTTGCAGGGGGACGCCCGGCCGAAATGGGCGCGGGAGCATCCGGAGCGGTTCGTGGGGAAGATCGGCCGGCTGAACTTCTACAACATGGATGCGGACGTAGAAGATCCGCATGTGGTTCTGAAGGAGTCAGAGGCATGAAGCAGGGACAGTGCCCGTATTGCGGGAAGATGGTCAATCAGAATACCGCACGAGAGCACTGGTTGACGTGTCCGAAGAAGAACAAGCGATAGGGAGGCATCCGTGGCAGACGATGTACTTGAAGGCGGCCTTGGAGATTTCAAGGCGAAGCTGCAAGGCTCCCAGTCGATCTATATTCTGATCCTATCGCTCTCACTCGCCGCTACGGGCTACATGCTGTGGAGCGATATTCGCGTCTCCCATGATGAGCATGTGACGATTCAGCAAGGTATCGATGAAATGGTGTACGTGCAGTCACTCACAGACGAACAGCGGAAGTCTCTTAATCTGACCATGCCGGATTCGCTGGCACGCAAGAGAAAAGCCGCGTGGGCAACCGGTAATTAAGGAGGCAGTATGCAAGGGTCATGGAAAACTACAGTGATCGGCATTCTCGGCGGGGTGATGAACTATCTCGTGAACCTCGGCCCGAACCTGCCGGCTGATGCAAAGGGCTGGGGCGTGGTCATGGTGTCGGCGTTCCTGGCCGCGCTCGGGATCGGCGCGAAGGATGCCAACGTCAGCAACTCGCAGAATCCAGGGCCAGCCGCGCCGGTTGATCCTGCGGTGAAGTAATGGTCGCGGCCATTCTCGCCATTGTGGCGGGGCTGATTGGGGCCTTGCCGCAAATCCTGAAGATGATCGAGAAGCGCACCACTGCCGAGAAGGAGAAGCGCAATGCGTTGGCGAAGATTGAACTGGATGACACACAGCGGGCTATGGCTGACGTTGATCGGCAGCTTGACGGGGTGCAGCCACCAGGCAGGAAACCAGTACTTCTGCCCCCCGACCGTGGCGTATGACCAAGCAGGGCAAGTGCGGCCTGATGTCTATGCCGTGGATCGCACCTGCTACAAGTCGATGACGGAGAAGCAGAAGGCCTGTTACGCCGAGGCGAAATGATCGAGATGCCTATCATGGCGTTCTACTTCGCCGTGATGGTGCTGTCTCAAGGCTGGCCGGTGATGATTGGTCCCTATAGTGAATGGGCAGAATGTGCCTCAGTCCGCGAATACTTGGACCGCAGAGGGTTTGAAACCGGCTCCTGCGAGTTGATGCCGATAGGGCAAGAGGCCAAGCGCCTTGAAGTGATTGACCTTCCATAGCTACCAGCATCTCGTTGAACACACGCCGTTATAGCAGCAATTCGTGCAGAGCATGGTTTTCCCGCCTGGCATCGTCACATATTGCGACGTACAATTCTCAGCCATAGCGAGCACAGGCAGACAAACCAACGCCAGTCCCATGATGATAAGCCGCAGTACCTTCATCGCATCCTCCTGGTTAATGTGTGGAGCAATTGATAATCCTCTGCTCATGCTTCCCTAACATCGCCCGTGTCGTCCCATCCATGACCTGCACATAATGATCGGTGGCTTGGTAGGTGGTGTGGTCCAGCATCCCCTTACTCACCGCCGAGAGATTGCCGGACGTATCGTTGGCCCAAGTGCTGCCAGTCCGCCGCAAGTCGTAGCACCAGACATGCGGCAGATTGGCCTCAGTGCGTATCTTATCCCACTTGGCAAACCAGAACTCTTTGGACAGGGGGCGACCGTTGCGCCCTGGAAACATCCACAATTCATCAGGGGCCAGCGTAGGGATGTACAGCGCATACATCTCAGCGAGCAACGGCGGCAAGGGGATGGTGTGCTCACGTGAGGTTTTCGTGGTGCCTTTGGGCTTGGTCCATAAGCCTTGCCAGGCGGTCCCCTCTCGCCATACCCGCACATCGGCCTTGTGCTGGTTCTGTAGCTCAATCGGGCGGCACGCCAGGATCAACGAACCATAGAAATGCAGCCGCGTTTGGAGCGGTTGGGCAAAGATGGTCCGCACGGCCTGTGGCATCTCATGTTCGCGAATGTACGTTTTCCGCATGGGGGGCCGCTCATTCTTGATGCGTGCGGCGAGGTTCGCCCCCGCGTACAGGTCCCATTCAATCGCCTTGTTGTAGAGATGGCGCAAATCCTTTAAGGACGCCATTGCTTGCACCGCCGAAGTCGCCTTGATACTATTCCGCCATCGCGTGATTTCAATGACGGTCAGTTGGTCAATCGGGCGATCATAGAGAGGAGGGAAGTACTTCAACATGCGGCACTTCAGCGGACGCGGGTCCTTCAACAGCGGCACATGGAGTCCCATGAACAGATCGACAAGATGCTTGATCGTAACTGGGGGTGTAATACAGGGCGTGCTGTGCAGTGACATAAATCCTCCACGAAAATAATGGAGCAACTATAGTCATGGCGAGTGCGAAATACTACCTAGGGCAACTACATACGCAGATTCCCCGTCAGGGCTCCCTTAACCTTCCCCAAGGGCTATCCCTTGGTTTACTGAAAGGACAATGTATGGTTCCTGTGAAGTCATCCTGAACTCCATCAATACCCCTCCCCCTTGTGCGTCCTGGTCAGGTTATTTCCTGGGGGAATCCTGAACAGGCTTCGACGGTTTGATTGTCGGGGGCAACTGCCACGGTTCCTCTTCCACGCCGAGCGTGGTATCTAAGATCCTCCGCGCCATGCTGCCCGGCTTCGTGTGATTCTTCACCGCCCACTTCACTAGCTCGCGATCCAATGCGTCTGAGATCCGCACGATCAACGTTTTCTCTAGCCTTCCTGCCATAAACACCTCCTTGTAAGGTTGTCCTGGGCCAAAGCGTACTCCCCATCCATTACCCTTGTCAAATTTATTTTGCGTGAAACGCATTTTTCCTATTGACAGGTGTATTACATTGCAGTACAACGTGACTACACATGAGCTGCATTCAATAGGAGGTGTCATGCAAAAGAAATTCAATTTATCCTTCCCCATCGACAGTGCCCTTGATAAGCGCGTGAAAGCGGAAGTCAAGCGGACGGGGTTGAGTCGGGCTGATGTGGCACGGATGGCGTTGCGGGCCTACCTGTGGGCCGAAGCCAAGGAGCAGCGCCATGCAACTCGCTGAGTCGATTCAGCTAGTGCGGTACATGATCGGGAGGGGGGAGAAAACTCAGGCAGAGGAACGCCACTACCGCATTGAGCTTCAGGCCCTCATGGATGTGTACGAAGGCAACCCCTACGACGAGTCACGATGGAACATCACCGAAGCCTATCACTACCGCGTGGGCTGGATACGCGCACAGGACCAAATCAGGATTGAAGGCAAGGGAAGCTTAACCAAGGAGGCAGCTCATGAGAACTGAGCCGTTCTTACATACCTTGAGCCGCGTGGATTGGTGGGCTGTGAGCGGCCTGTTGATGATCGCCGTGAGTGCGTTGCTGAGTGGCTGGATCATCACGGCTATTGGACACTTCCTCATCAAGCGGGTGCTGGCATGAAGGACAAGCAATGGGTGCAGCACATCAGCGGAATCGGGGAGAAATATGAAGTTAGGGATTATGACCAAGTGTGGTTGGTTAGAACCGGAGAAAAATCCCCTGACTACTACCTCCCCAAATCAGAATACCGCCTCTGTCCGCCGCCTGAGGTGTGGCGGGATTGTATTAAGGACGTAGCTGTCGTTATTTGCGATGGGAAGCTAAACATTAGCGGAGTTGAAACAGCAGTCCTCCCGCAAGGATATCGGTGGAAGTGGACAAGCTGTTCTTTTCTTTCCATCGAAAAGAAGGTGTCCTAATGCGCGGCGAGGTGTCGAGGGACCGTATCTACTTTACGTCAGGCGAGATGGTGAACCGTAAGGAGATCCTGTTGTCCGGCTGGCCGATCAACAAGAAGTCGCAGCACTTGGGGCGCATCAACGCAGGCGGCACGAATATGGTGAGGAAGATGTTGGACAGGAAGGAACAGGAGGGAACGCTATGGCCCACGAGAAAGTGACCTTTACCCCCTATCCCGCAGACCTTCCGATACTAGAAAGCCTGATACGCAATGAACCGGGTACGACGGTAGCCATTCTGGTGCGTGAGATCGTGGGCAACTGGTGTTCAGAGCGGCGGCGAGAAAAGCGGCTGACGATGCCTGCCCACCATTACACCAGCCGAGGCGATGACTACGCAGATACGGAATAGTACGTTGACTTGGTACTGGTAAAGTTTGAATCCCCGAGGGACTAGCGAAAGGCGCGGAGCTCTGGCATCATGTCGTCATGCCAAAGCCCACAGCCAAGAAGAAGAACACCAAGAAGAATCCCACCGACATCAATCTGCTCGCTCGCTCCATTGTTGAAGCGGCCATCGGGGAACCGCTCACGCCGAAGAAGCCGCGCAAGAGATCAGTAAAGCGTCGGGCGGTCTAATAAATCAAAAGATATTTCTTTTCCAGCATATCCCTTCATCAAAATAAACGGCTGCATTAATGGGTCCACAAAATGAAAGCGCAATCTGTGCTTGGTGCCTTTCATCTTCAATATAGGCCCTCTTGAGTCCTCACAAAGATCTTTTAGGTGGCGTGCATAATTCGGAATCGCATATGGCTTTCCGGTAATCGCATTTAGTGGTTCCCGGAGATCTCCTGCCGCAAAACATCCAAATTCATCAGGTATTGCCATAGCGCAAGCCAGAAGAACAGAAGGATAAAGACTTTCCTTCCGTGTGCTCATGGTGGCTTTATGATAAGCCTCTCGGATGCTTTGCTGTGCATCATCTAGCGCGCGCTTGATACCAGCAGAAACATCCTCCAAAGAAATGTGTCTTTTCCCAGCATCAATAGCTATTCTGGACGAATGCAGCCCAACTAGATGCGTGTAATGTGGTAAGCCTTTCGAGAGCGATGCCAGCCTTCTCACAGCATCTTGGTCTATAGTCATCCCAACTCTGGAAAGCCCTTTTGTAACGATTTCTTCAAGCTCTTGGGGTTTCATCCTTGGCATATGAATCTGAATAAGTGCGCGTTCGATAGATTGATGATGCGCTATTAATTCGTGGACTGATTCTGCAACACCGACAAGAATTAATGTAACTGGTACCGCGTGGTCAGAAAGAGTCTTGATGGTGTCAGCGAATAGCTCTCTAATCTCTTTCCCTTTCAACCTATCAAATTCGTCTATGATAATAATTAGGGTACACTGCCTTCCCAGATTGGCTAAGTGAATGCGCACATCGTTTGGCGTTAGATTAATAGGAAGATTTTGTCCCATCGAGACGGTAGTAGAAGTTTCAGGGGCTATAAATCCTGGGACTCGTTCTGTTTTAACTACATAAATTTCCCCGAATATCTTTCTCCATAGTTTTGAGAAATCATCGGTTCGATCACACGTAACATGCGGGGCTAAGATCGTCTTGCCAACTTCTTCAACGTAATCTGACAGCACATTGGCGAGTGAGGTTTTCCCTACCCCTCTTTCACCGTACAAGACTACGTGCTGACCTTCTTGAAAAATTGCGTCGATCACTCGGCGCACTTGATCTGTGCGGCCGGCAAATAAGTCTTTTTCATTGATTGGCGCTGAAGGCCTAAATACATAGCCAACATTGATACCCAATTTAATCTGTTCATCCTTTGTCAATTCCGCATCCATATATACCTCCATTGTCTAACCGTATGAATAGTTCATCTAATGTATTGACATGTTCATCTAATTAGATATAGTATGCACTCAGTTAGATGAACTGTCAACATGTTTAGATAAACAGGTGATGCATGAACAGACTAACGACTCAGAAGCGGATTCAAGTGGTAGCGGCCCTGGTCGAAGGTGCCAGCGTCAACAGCGTAGTTCGCATGACTGGCGTATCGAAGCCGACGATCCTGAAGCTGCTTGCTGATCTCGGTACGGCTTGCGCGAAGTATCAAGATGAGAAGTTGCGAAATCTGCCATGTAAGCGAGTTCAGGCCGATGAGATTTGGTCATTCTGTTTTGCGAAGGATAAGAATCTCTCTGAGGAAATGAAAGGCAAGTTTGGTTTTGGTAGCGTCTGGACCTGGACGGCGATTTGCGCGGACAGCAAGCTGATGATCTCATGGCTCGTAGGCGAGCGGAGCGTGCCCTATGCCGTGAAGTTTATCGACGATCTCGCCACACGGTTACTCCATCGCGTGCAACTCACTACGGACGGGCACAAGGCATACTTGAGAGCAGTTGAAGGGGCATTCGGATCTGAAGTGGATTATGCCATGCTCGAAAAGATTTATGCGGCCCCTCCGCAAGAAGGCGTGACGACTCGCTACAGCCCTGCGCAATGTTGTGGCGCGAAGAAAAACAAGATCACGGGCAACCCCGATAACGCCCACGTCTCTACCAGTTATGCCGAGCGGATGAATTTACAGATACGGATGGATATGAGGCGTTTTACTAGGCTGACGAACGCACATAGCAAGAAGATCGAGAATCACCGGCATGCGCTGGCGCTCTATTTTATGTATTACAACTTCGCTCGGATTCATTCTACATTGAGAGTTACACCTGCCATGCAAGCAGGAGTATCCGATCATGTGTGGAGCTTGGAAGAAATTGTTGGGTTAATTCCTTAGACGAAAAATCTTGATAAGAAAATGTGTAACCCGTGAGAGAATAGAAGAAGGAAGAGGAATGGAAGCAACCAATTCTCCCGTATATTCAGCATAGATCGCAGTACTGAGACGCGCCCGTGCCTCTTCGGGCGTCTTAGCTTTGATGGGAAGCTGCCAACTTGCTCCATCAAAGTTGTAAGTGAAGAGGTAGGTTTTATAATCCACAATGGAAGGGGGTGAACTCATATATGCAATATCACGTTTACAAAGACAGGACCGGTCAATGGCGCTGGAGACTTCTAGCAGCCAACAACCGAATCATTGCGGATTCGGCTGAAGGCTACTGGAACCAGTCTGACTGTGTCTCAGGTATTAACCTAGTGAAGGGCTCCTCGCAAGCACCAGTCTACCAGGTGTAAGCGATACTTCACAATTCGCCCAGGGGAAACAGCGCGAACTGTTCCCCTGGGCTTTTTATATTCCACTCTATCTCAAAAACTCAAGAAGGCAAGAATTCAAACTTTACCAGTACCGTTGACTTTTTCTGTGTGACGGAGGTATTACAAGTGCATAACATATCACTTTCTGATTCGGGCAGAAAAGTGAGCCGGACCTCGGATGTGGCCTTAGTCACATTCGCGGAAATGAAGGCCGCTGATCAGGTGCCCGAATCACTTGGTCGGCGGCTTTCCATTTTAGGCCGATATGTTGGGGCAGTTCTAACCGCTTCTCTCTCGCCCGCAGCGCCGATCCTGTCTATAGAAACCGAAGTGCGAGCGTTCCGCAATATGAACGCTGTGCCAAGGGGATTCCTGGAGCTTTCGCTTGCGGTTTTGAGCCCGCGAGACTTTCTCTCCACCCCGCCCACACTGGCAAGAATTGGATCCCGCTGGGAGCTACCAGGAGGGAAGAGAAAGCGAAGCTGTGTTCAGATTTAATTTGAGAGGTAGCGATGCTCACTGATGAAGAGATGATTGAAGTCCTGGCTAAACGAGCCGATGAGGAGTGCGGCTTTTCTAAGCTGTCGGCGGTGTTGAATCATTATAGCTGGGTCGATGTGTTCACCTACCTATTCCTCGAAAGGGACTTACGGGCTGCGCTGATCGACGCCTACAAAGGCGAGATTGCGAGCGCGATGGTGTTGAAGGATGTGAAGGCCTGTAAAGAGGCTGGCATGGATTATCAGGAATGGAAGGCGGACGTAGCGACACGGGGAGGGTGCTGATGAGTATGGAGCGATGTGACCTGCATGGACATCCTTGGGACTCGGATAAATATGATGAATGCCCAGTATGTGCAAACGAGGAAGATACATCGCGTGCCAGTGCTTATGCCGAATGGCGAGCTGATTCTAAGCTTCGTGGAGAAGTGGAGGATATTTAACATGGCGATTTACCCCTGCATACGAGGTTCTAGCGACTGCTCGATGTGTTCGGTGGAGATGCCGTGGCATTGGTCGGGGCTGTGCTGGCATTGCCGAGCGGAAACCCCCTGCCGGAAGTGCGGCAAGATTCTGGATGAGTATATGACCGTGGAGCTGTGTGTGGACTGCTATCGTACTGAACCGTTTGTCTATCGGCTGGTGCCGAAAAGGAGAATTGCATGTCAACAGAAGTCGCAGTAGCAACAGATTTGAGCAGGGAAAAGATTGAACTCATTAAGCAGACGGTGGCGAAGGGGGCGACGGATCTTGAATTGGAGTTGTTCTTACATGCCTGCAAACGGACAGGACTAGACCCCCTAATGAAGCAGGTCTACGCGATTAAGCGATGGAGCAATACCGACAACCGTGAGGTGATGAGCTTTCAGACCGGCATTGACGGCTATCGGCTGATTGCGGATCGCACCGGCAAGTACGCGGGAAGCGATGAGCCGTCTTTCATGGTGAGTGCTGACGGGTTGCCGGAAGTTGCCAGCGTGACTGTGACGAAGATGGTTGACGGGGTGCCGTGTAAGTTCTCAGCCTCGGCACGGTGGGGGGAATACGTGCAGAAGAACCGGCAGAACCAACCGACGAGCATGTGGCTCAAGATGCCATTCCTCATGCTCGGCAAGTGTGCTGAAGCGTTGGCCTTGCGTAAAGCCTTCCCGGCTGAACTGAGCGGCGTGTACACGCATGAAGAAATGATGCAGGCGGACAATGAACCGCAGATACAAGTACGGCAAAACCCACAATTCAAGCAAGTAGCCCAGGCGAAGATTGCCGAACTCGCCAAGGAGATGCAGGGGCCAATGGGATTCTCACAAGCTGAGATTCTTACCGCTTCAAAGAAAGTGCAGGAGATGCAGGAACCAGCGCGGCAGGAAGAGGAAGGTGATGGACTTGAGCAGTTGCTTGGCAAGAGTCAGTTGGCGCGCATGCAGCCGCCTACCGATGATGTCAAGCCGTTCATCTGGAATATGGGGAGTAAGTGGAAGGGGACGCCAATTGAGGAGATCCCCCTAGAGTATTTATCGTGGGCTTGCACCAACATCAGCCGAGATGATTATAGGATGGCTGCTATCAATGAGATAGACCGCAGACAAAAGCAGGACGTAATGGCATTTGAGGAACAGAAGTAACGAATGGATCAGGCGAGAAACCCGTCTCACAGCGGGAAGATGGATCTCGTGACAGGCCAAACATCTGTGAGGATGCGCTTGTACGCCGGTTCGATTCCGGTCCTGATCCACCATTCTGGTTGCTGGTGAACCATTGAAACCAGCGGGGTGTTGCCTGTCTGCACGAAGCAGGTGACGGGGCGGGGGTTAGAGGTAGCCCCCGCCTGACAGGGTAAGTGCCGGTGAGACTGGTCAATAGAGTAAATCCAGAAGCTCGGCAACGAGGTTGCCCACCGGCTCCAAAATGGAGGACTTATGCGCTGTTCCCGCTGTCAAGGCCTAGTCATTGAACAACATGGGCAATGGTCATGTATCAACTGTTCCTGGGACCCTCATTTAGTCCTCATCACCGTCAAGTGCAGCACCGCCGATTGTCGCATGCTGCCTGAGTTCAACGGCTATTGCCTGTCCTGTTGGCACAGCCGCAAGCGCTCAGAACTGAGCGATCAGGAACGCAGCAAACGCTACCGGGACAGGCAGCGTGGCTATCAACGGGTCAGGCGAGCCAAAGAAAAGGAGCAACGGAATGAGCAGTCCAACGCAGCGCAGCAAGGCCCATGCGGAGTCGATGGGGTATCAGGTGGCAATAGTCGAGAAGTGGAATCCGTGGGCGAAGATACGCCAGGACTTGTTCGGGTTCGGGGACTTGCTCTGCATGAAGGAGGGGCATGTGCTGGTGCTGATTCAGACCACGACCACCGGCAACATGAAGTCACGCATACAGAAGATTCATGCGCTCCCAACAGCCTGGAAATGGATCACGACCGGCAACAAAATAGAGGTGTGGGGGTGGGCAATCCGTGGTAAAAAAGGAACCCGAAAGAAGTACGAACTGAAGCGGCATATCGTGACTGGCAATGATCTTGCCCATTTAGCGGGCGAACAGGAGTGCGTGTAACACGGGAGGCTTTATCATGGACTTCAATACGATCAGTGCGGTGCTCTCGCATCAGTTTTCGCAGCCGGATTGGGTGCCGTTGGTGGCGGTGGTGGGCTGTTTGGTGCTGAGCGTGGGGCTCAGCCTGTGGATGGTCAGGAAGTGGAGGAGGCCATAATATGAAAGGCGAAACGTACCTGTGGCACAACGAGGATGACGGGAAGCAGGCAGTGAAACTGTTGCGGAGGCAGCACGCGGCGTTTGTGCGGCTGGTGAAGCTGTATCGACGAAATGCAAACGCTAAGAAATGCGGGAGCGGTGACGAGCTGAACATCCAGCTCGGTTGTCGGTACGCCTGTGACGACCTCCTCGCCGCGCTGGGGAAGAGGAAACAATGATCGCCTACGTCAATATGATCGGCCTCCTGCTCTGTGTCGTCGGGGGCTTTATGATTCATCCAGGGCTAGGGTTCTTGATTATTGGGGTGATTGCTGCGATTCAGCAAGAGTAACCACACGGGGCAGGCCCCCACAAGGAGGAGTGCGATGAGTGCTTGTGAAAAGTGCTGGGCTGATTCGCGCCAGCGAGAGAACTACTTTGAAGTGCGGGACAGTCGGCAGCGCACCCCTTGTACGCCAGAAGAACAAGCGGGTCCTGGGGCTGGACAATGCCCTGTCTGTCACAGAATGACGTTGCACCAATTCACAAGTGAGCCGATGTGCGGATGCAAGGAGGCCAAGCCATGATCCCGGTGAAATGGGTTAAGGGAAGCTATCTGTGCGAGAGCGACATTATGGCTGCGAGTTTTCCAGGTACGTCCAAGGCTATCCCCGTCATCGAACTCGCCGCGCTGACGGAGGTGGTGGAGGGGTTGAAGGCTCTAGTGAATGATTGTATGGCGTCAGATTTCAATGAGCATTGGGAGTCATATAAGGAAGCTCAACGCCTCCTCACCCAGCTTGAGGGCCACACGAAGGGAGGCAGCTAATGTATGCAACTGAGCAAGGCATTCTGAATCAGCAATTTAATAATGCGCTGATCGCGGAGTCTGTTGAGTTGGAGAAGAAGCGTCCGTTTATGCTTCTCCGGCCAAAACTCTATCCTGACGGTGACCAATGGTGTGCGCTGCTGGGGTCTAACCTGCAAGAGGGGGTGTGTGGGTTCGGGAATACCCCGGCAGAAGCCGCGACCGCCTTTGACCTGGCATGGCTGAATGAAACGCTGCCAAAGGGCCACACGAAGGGAGGGGGAGATGAGTGACATAGAACGATGCCTGAACTGTGGAGACGTCGTTACAGATGACGGTTGCGCGTGTCCTGCTATGCGACAGCCCACGCCCAGCCCGTTGACCAGGGAACAAGTAAAAGAATGGATGTATAGGCATCAGGAGGCGTCCATTGCTCGGCAGCGATACCGCGAAACCTCAAAGACGCTTGATCGTCAGTTTGCCTATGATGCCGAATTGCATGGGCTAGAAGAGAATTTATTGGCTCACGACGCCGCCCTTCGCCTCGCCATCACGCAGCAGGCGCAGGAAATCGAGTCAATGAAAGATCGGCTCGACAAATATGCCCATTGGACCCCAGAGCATACGATTGAGGAATGGCTGGCGGATCGTCAGCGCATTGTCGATGCCAAGCAGGTTGCCGCCGATGCCCAGCTTCAGGCCACCCTCGCGGCGCGGGAGGCGGTCATCGCACGACAGGAAGCCACGATCAGAGGTTATCGGCACAGCTTCAAGATTGTGGGTCAGCAACATGACGACCGGAAAGCCGAACGTGATGCCGCCGTGCAACGAGCGGAGCAGGCGGAGGCACGGGTAAAAGAGTTGGAGGGGGAGGCATGATGGAAGATAGAACGCAACAAGCAACCGACAGACTGATTGCCTGGATTGATGACGCCAATCTGCCCGATTGGGTGGAAGGTGAATTACGTGAATCCCTAGAATACATGATGATTTTGCACAGGGATAAGATGGCAAGAAAAGCGCAACAGAGGAAGGGGTAACCCATGATCCTCCGCATCGATCCCGTGACCGCGACATGGTTGCTCATCACCGTGCTCACCTTGGCCTTTAGCGGCGAGTTGTTCACCGTGTTTCTCACCCAGCACGAGCGGGATTGCCACCAGCGGAATGTGGTGCTGCTCAGTGAACAGAAACAGGGGCCGATACAGGAGTGTGAATGATGTTTACAGAACAAGAGGCATGGCTGGCCCTCGTGAAGCGAGCCAATGAACTCGGCAAGCAAGGGAAGTCCGTCAGGAATATCGGGGTGATCCACCCCCGGACAGCCACAGAAGGGTACTCGATTATTATTGAAGGGTATTATCCACAAACGGCGACGCAAGAGTAAGCACGCGGGGCACAGGGGGCACGGGAGGAGGGGGAATGATGTGGACACATGAGAAGCCTAAAGAGTCTGGATGGTATTGGTATCGAGAGTCTGCTGATTCGGTGCCTGAAATCGTTCAGTATTGCGCTCCCTCTGACATCTGGAGGTGCGGATATGACGGGCTGAGTGATGTCGATACATTGACCGGCGAATGGCAACCTGTGAAAGACCCTGATTGAAAGGATGAACGATGAGCGATTTAACCATGATTATGCTAACGATTGTCGCGCTGAACATTGCCGTGATTTGGGGGATTACACGCCTCTAGCCCCCCTTTTGCCTGGCATGTAATACATTTGTCATTGCGCTGTAGAGCGTTGTGTGATACAGAACAGCAGACATATTTAAGAGTTGAGGTCTAGCAACTTTATGATGTATCCGGTTCCCCACATCCTCCACGTTGGCGAACTAGATCATAGAAGGCCCTCAGCGTACTAGACCACGCTGGGGGCCTTTCTTTTGTGAGGTCTACATGGCGAAGCTCAAGTTTGAACACACCGCACAGCATGACTTTCAGATTCTTGCTGGACACGATCCATCCATTCTCACCTATCGACATTGTACAGCCGAGGATGTCAGGCGGCTCGAAAAGTTAGCCGGATTCGATCATCTTCGCGCCAAACGAGCCTTTTCACTGTGTCTCTTTCGGCGCACGAAATATCTCACCTTATCCCTCGATCCAGCCTTTGAACCAAAGCAGGAATGCCGCGAAGAAGCCGCCCGTTTGCTTCAGGAACGCGCCGAAAGGAAGGCGCGCGCCAAACTGCCTATTCCCCCACCTCAACCCCCTAAAATTGTCAAGAAACCAGCAGTAATCAAGCCGTCCAAGATTGCGCGCTATTCATTTTAGGGGATGTCTATGACGTATCTAGGTGTGAAGAATCTCGAAAAATACCAGCATTACAAAGACCGTGACCCGAAATGGATTAAGCTCTATTACTCCATTTTGGATGATGAAGCCTTCATCTTTTTGGACGAAGTAGACCGCTGCCGATACATGACCTGCCTCGTGTTAGCGAGTCGTACTAACAACAAAATTCCATCTGACCCTACTTATCTCAAAAAAGTAATGCGTTTGGATCGCGCTCCTGATCTTTCTCGTCTACTTTCGTGTGGTTTATTGTATGCTTACGATACGTCTAGTCCTCGTCTAGACAAAGACTATACGAATGCACCAGTACAAAACGTCTCTCTTCTCTCCTCTCCTCTAATCTCCTCTTCTCTTTCTTATCCTAAATCCGAAGAGGGGAAGAAGAGTGAAGAAGGGGAGTTTGAAACCTTTTGGAAAAACTATCCTCGGCGTGTCGGCAAGAAGGCTGCTCACAAAGCCTTCCAGAACGCACAAGATCGCCCCAGGATCGACGATCTATTAGCTGCCCTACGGATACAAACCTTGTCCCCTCAGTGGCTCAAAGACAACGGGCAATTCATTCCCCACCCTGCGACCTGGCTGAATCGAGGCCAATGGGCTGATGTGGCAGTGGCGGCACAGCCCAGCGTGTTTCAAGAGTTCTTAGCGAGAGGAGCACATGATGATGAATCGACCGGAGTTTTTGAGGGGGTGGCTTTTACTGACGGCGCAGCCTTGGGGGCGGACGTATCGCACCGAGAATACGAACCCACTGAACCCTGAACCGTCACCGGCCAAGATTCAATGCGAGCTGTATTACAAGGCGCTCGCCTATGCCTACGTCCCGGCATGGCTGGAAGTCGCTGAGTTGTTAGCGGCTGGGGATAAGTGGCCCAGCATTACGGAGTGTAAAGAGGCATTACGGCATGCCAAGGCCAAACCGAATGTGCCGGTCATTGAGATCCATCAAGACGGCTGGATGACGAAAGAAGAGTTTGGGCTGAATCTGTTTGAGACGATCAAGACGGTGAGCATGCTCAGACATGCCTCTGAATCGCACAAGATTGAGCTGAGAGCGCACTTAACCCATCAGTTCGATGATCTGACCGAAGAGGAGCAGCAAGCGATTCTAGGGCGCTATCCCGATGTGGTGAATTTATGAACATCTGCCCTCAGTGCAAGAAAGGGTTTGACGATATCAAAGGGCTCGCGACTGGCTGGTGCCGCCTAGACATCCACCTGGCCTGCCTGCCGCTGCATGTGCGGAGCTGCAAGGCGTGCAGACAGCATAATGAGCCCTATATCGCCAAGGAAACGAAGTGAATAAGAACACCCGCAGGTTATTCATTCGTCGCCGTGGCGGGCTTGCAACGCCTGGACTTCGCAGGAAGATGCGGGCCTTATTGCAACAGCGGCAAGGCATTGTCCTAATCGGCGGGATGCGCTTAACGCCATGCGTGTACTGTCGTAAATTGTTCACGCTTCGGCGGTTGACGCTGGAACATATCAAACCCCTCTCCAATGGCGGGAAATCTAATCCTAAGAATCTCGCCTTGGCCTGTTCCCCATGCAATACCGGCAAGGTTATCAGTGCATTGCCATCAACCCGTGCAACAAAGCGGTTTGTGCTGGCGTTACGGCTGAAATCATTGGCCCAATCCGTGCGCGTCTAAGCGAAGGAGGCAGGATGGTATCTCATACAATGGTCTGCACATGAGCGAATGGACACGCGAGATCACGTATAACTGTTTCAATGATTGTCAGATGAGCGGCTGTCCTGGGCATACGATGAGGATGGCGTATCAAGGGGCCAGCGATACGGCGCATGTGACCATTGACGGAGAGGAGTTTGTGTGGCTCGACCCGTCCACGATGGGGGCGCTGATGACGTTATGGAAAGGAACGCCATGAAGGACTTGCATTATGGCGAATACAACGGCGCGTAAACCTCACAATCCCCACTCTTCACAGACCGCTACGTCAAGTCATAACATAGCGAATACAAACGCATCACAAAAATAGTTCTTGACAACAGACAAACTTTCGTGCATTCAGAAGAGGGGGAGTTAGGAATTAGGGGGAGTTCTCCTGCTCCCGAAGAGGTTGTAGCGTAGCGAAGAGACAACCTCGTAGGGATGCCTAGCCATCGGCGTTATCCGGTCTCTCCTCTCCACGCCTCTTGACAACGTGATACATTCGTACTACAGACTATCTCCATGGCTGAGACGGCACTAGCCCGCTCCATAGACCTCAAGAAAGCTCTTGAACTTCGCCTCAAAGGCTGCACCTATGAACAGATCGGGGTGCTGCTCGATCCAGAGCAGCCGTTTTGTAAACAAGGCGTCCAGCAAGCCCTTCAGCGTTTCCACGACCTCACCAGCGAAGCCGATGACCTGCCGACCTTCCAACACAACAGAGCCGGCCTGATCGATGCCGTCGAGTTTAAGTTGCTCGCTTCACTCGCTGACGATACAGCCATTCAAAAGATGAATTACCGGGATCGTGCGGTCAGTTACGGCATTATTGTCGATAAACGCCGGCTTGAAACAGGACAATCTACTAGCAATATCAGTGTGTTAGGGAAGATCGTGCAGCAAGCCGATGCAGAACTGTTCAAGAAGGACAAGAGTGGAAGTGCCTCGTAACCTGTTGATTAATATGTCAGAACAGGGTCAGAAAGAGGCGCGAGTTTACATAATGGTTCTTATCAGACTACGACCACTTCTATAATTATCAATGACTTACAAATCAGTGGTGGGGAAACGGTTTCAGAATATTCGACCCCACCCCTAGGCCGGGGGTAGGGGGGAATTCCTGATCTGTACGAGTCCGTAGGTCATACATCTGCCATATTGGGATAAAAGGGCATGAGTACCGACGAAAGGCGAATACGCAATAGAGAGGCGAGTAGACGCTTTAGGGAGCGTCATGCTGACCGATTGCGACAGCAGGCAATTGATCGGGCTCGTAGCCAGGGGATCAGGCCAAGGGAAGAATATTTGTCAGCCATTGCCGTATCGGAAGAAGAACAGAAGAGGAAAACGAAAGAGCGTTCCAAGCGATCGTATCTGAACAGTCCAAAGATTCAAGAACGCAAGATAAGAGCCGATGCGAAACGAATGGTGAGTGACGCACGCAAGGCCGTTCGGAGTCTCGTGAAGCGGTTGAAGGGCTGGAAGCTGGCGTTACCGAATCGGGATGCGATCTATCGTCGGATGTGGAAGTTAAGGAATCCTGAAGCGGTCAAGTTACAGAATCATCAGAGGAGGATGAAGGGCCGTTCCCATAAGCCGAATTCGCGAGCGCATCAGATTTTGTCCATCGTGAAGCAGCGGCAGAAGGGGAAATGCTATTGGTGCCAGCAAGCGTATGGGGCGCACCCGCATCGGGATCATATCTGGCCCTTAGCACTCGGGGGATCGAACGGGCCGGAGAATATCTGTTTCGCCTGTCCGTCCTGCAATTTGAAGAAGGGGGCCAAGACGCCGATGGAATTTGCGGGACGGTTACTCTAATCACTAAAGGAGGCGCATGAAAGCAGTCTACATCATCGCGGAGATCGGGATCAATCATCAGGGCAGTCTGGAAGTGGCGAAGCGGTTGATTGATGCGGCGAAGGCCTGCGGGGCGGACGCGGTGAAGTTTCAGAAGCGCACGGTGGAGACGGTGTACAGCGCCGAGGAATTAGCGAAGCCGCGGGAGTCGGTGTTTGGGGGCACGAATGGGGATCTCAAGCGCGGGCTGGAATTCTCGTTTGATGACTATACGGAGATTGATCGCTACTGCCGGTCGGTGGGGATCGCGTGGAGCGGGTCGGCGTGGGATGTGGCGAGTGTGCATTTTCTGGCGTCGTTTGGCGTGCCCTGGTTGAAGGTGCCGTCGGCGTTAGTGACGGATCATGAAGTGCTGCGGGCCTACCGCAACACGGGCATCCCGATTTATCTCTCAACCGGCATGAGTACGTTGGAGGAATGTGATGCGGCGGTCGAGACGCTGTGGCCGGAGAAGATTGCGGCGGTGCTACATTGTCATTCGAGCTACCCTTCGCCGCTGGATGAATTGAACCTGGCGTGCATTCAGTCGTTCAAGGACCGCTATGACCTGCCGGTCGGCTATTCCTCGCATACCGTCTCGCCCTGGCCCTGCCTGATGGCGGTGTGCTACGGCGCCGAAGTGGTGGAAGCGCATCTGACCTTAGATCGGGCGATGTGGGGCAGCGATCAAGCGGCCTCGTTGGAACCCGCGGCGTTTGGGAAACTGGTCGAGGAGATTCGCACGTTTGAACGGGCCAAGGGCGATGGGGTGAAGCGCGTCTGGCCGTCGGAAGAGGTGGCGAAGGCGAAGCTGCGGAAGGTGACGGCATGAGCGTGTTGGAATGGGTGATGGTCATTGTTCTCACGGTGGGAGCGACCTACGCATTCACGATGTTCTTGTTGATCGGACTGAGTTCTCCGCATTCACGGAGTCGAAAGAAATGAGAACCGTCTATTTAAACGGCCAATTCGTGCCCGAGGCTGAGGCCAAGCTATCAATCTACGACCTATCGATCATGCAAGCGGCGGCAGCGTTTGAGATGACTCGCAGCTTTAACGGCGATCATTTCAAGCTGCGGGAACATCTCATGCGGCTCATGGATTCGTGCCAGTCGCTTCAGATTCCTTGCGAGCAGACGATTGCCGAAATCGAAACGATCTGTGAACTCGTGTCAAATATGAACGACCACGGAGACGGGGAGGAGCATCGTCTTCTGATCGTGGCTAGTCCCGGCTGTGCGCCCATGTACAAGGATCTCGCCGGCGTCATCCCGCACCCGTTTCTCTACATTGCCGACTTCCCGCTCCGCTATACCGTCAAGGGATTCAGTAAGTATTTCACCGATGGCGTGCACTGCGTCACATCGAAGGTGCATCAAGTGCCGGATGCGTGCATCCCGTCGTCCGCCAAGCATCGCAGCCGCCTGCATTTTCACTTAGCGCAGATGCAAGCCCCGGCTGGAACGTGGCCGCTGATGACGGATGGAAATGATGATTATGAGTGTTATACCGAAGCCCCTGGCGCGAACATTCTGTTCAAGTGGAAATGGAACAGCCGGATTATGAGCATTGAGGAGAATTGTTTGCCAGGGATTTCAATGGAGACTGTCAAAGAATTAATCAATTCTGAACAATGCTCACTTGGTGTCTATTCGCCAGATCATTCACAGATTGAAGAGATGTGGCTCACCGGCACACCCTTCTGCATGGTCCCGGTCGTCTCACTGGACGGCAAGCCGATAGGCGACGGCACCCCAGGCCCCGTGTTCAAGCAGACATTAGCGAAATGGTCAGCAATGGTCGGCGTAGATATCCAAGGACAGATTGCCCAATGGGACTCGCAGCATGAATAAATTTGGCGTGAGCATAATTCCGAAAGTTCTGCATTTTGATAAGGCCAAGCGAGATCGTGAAAAAATGCTGGCAAATATTCTTGAGAAGTTCGACGAGTGGGAAACAGAGCAACTAATACAAACCATCCAGAAAAGATATGCTCCACGGTCTTAGCCAACTGAACGTCGAACTCACCTCACGCTGTCACCGCAAGACGCTGTGCGCCTTCTGTTTTCACCAGGCGAGTCCTGATCTGAAAATGGGCGATATGCCATTGGCGCTGGTCAAGGATATCCGTCATCAGATTCCCGACGGGATTGTGGTGCAGTTCCACCGTGACGGCGATCCGCTGGCCTATCCCCAGTTGCGTGAAGCGTTGGATGTGTTTGACGGCTGTCTACGGTCCATCGTGACCCATGGCGAAACGCTGATGGAGCAGGCCGAGGATTTGATCGAACGCTGTGAAACCATCACCGTCTCCGTGTTCTCGCCGGACCCTGATGCCGAGATACAGTTTCAGGCGGTCAGAGAATTTCTGGCGGAGAAGGGTGATGCGCTGCCACGGGTGCTGATTAAAGTCGTGGGCGAGTGCAATGTCTCCCGTTATGAGGCGTTGGGCCTGCCGATCTTGCGCCGTCGGCTCCATACCGCCACGAATGGGAAATATGTGCGGTCGGTGCCGATGATGCCGGAGCATGGCGTCTGTACGGATTTTCTCTCGAAACCGGCGATTGCCTGGGATGGGAAGGTGTACCAGTGCGTGCGGTTCGATGACACGGACGCGGGCTATCTGGGGAGTCTCTATGAGCACACGTTGGATGAAATTTGGAACGGGGAGACGCGCCGGAACTGGATGGACGCGCATGTGCAGGGGCGGCGGGATCTGGCCTCGCCGCGCTGTGCGTCGTGTACTTATTACGGAGTGCCCGCATCATGACAGATAAAGAAGAATTGATGGCCTTGCTCACAAAATGGGGCGTGACCTATGAAGTCACGGAGACATCCATTGATGTGGCGGGGGGCTATATTGGGTTCTTCACCTCGTTTGAATTTGATGAGTCAGGGAAATTTATCAAGATGGGAGCATGGGAGTAAGAACCCACGCAGTAGGAGGGCACCATGGCGACATTCAATCTGAACAATGCAAATACAGGGGTGTTCATTCGCACCATGACCGGAGATTCGTTTTCGAGGGCGGTGGAAGCGGAAGTCCGAGCAGGCCGCAGTCTGGCCAATGCGGATTTGCAGGCACTCGGCAAGAACGGCGATCCCACGGAATTGAATCTGTCTGGCGGCACTTTCACCAATGCCAAAATGGACGGCGTGAATCTCACCGGCTCGCTCTTGCATGGCGCGGATATCACCGGCGCGTCACTCAAGAACGCGACGCTGCGCTATGTCAAGGCCACCAGGATCATCACCACCAACAGCACGCAGACAGGCATGGACAAGCACGGGTCTGAGGGGAACCTATAAATGCGCGTCGTCGCGATTTTGCAGGCTCGCCTGGGCAGTACACGGTTACCGGGAAAAGTCATGATGCCGTTATCGGGCAAGCCGATGCTTCAGAACATTATCGATCGGGTGAAGCGTGCGAAGACTCTAGATGCCGTGTATGTGACTTATCCTGTGAAAGATGAACGCATTAAACGTCTTGTCAATAGATGCTATGCGCAGCCGATTGAATGGGGCAATGAATATGGTAAGACCGATGAGAACGATTTGGTCGGACGCTATCTAGATGCCGCTAAATGGTCCGAGGCTGATCTCATCGTCCGCATCCCCTGCGACAATCCCTGCATTGATCCGGCCTATATCGACGCGGCGGTAGACGACTATCTCCGCGATCCCTTCATCTACTATTCCAATACCACCGCTGAGTGCGACGGCAAGATGATTGATGGGATCGGCGCAGAAGTCTTCTCCATGAGCCGCTTGCGCTGGTTGGATGAACGCACGCAGGGGAATGCCGTCTGGCGTGAGCATCCTCACCGATACTTTGAAGAGTGCGGACTGTTGCAACTCCCGCAGGCGGACTATCGCCTCGATGTCAACACGCAGGCCGATTATGCCTTCATTAAAGGCATTTACGACCATTTTGGCAACAACCAATTCACCACGCAGCAAGTTGTGCAGCATCTCACTACGCAAGGAGTCATGGCATGAAATCCGATGAACGCGCCGAAACGCAAGTCGAAACGAACGGCAGCACCAGCGTCAATGATCCGCACCTCTCCACTGGTGACGGTATGCACCTCACCATGCCGACCGCGGGGGTTGAACACTACGGCACCATTGCCGTGCATGAAGGCGTAGGGAAGACCGAGAAATAGGTGGCCGCGTCTGCCTCGCAACAGGCCTCCAATAAGATCCGCGCATGGACGCTGGACCCGCTATTGTTTGTCCGTGAAGTGTTTGACCTGGATGGCACGCCAGGGAAGCGCATCAGCGAACAGCAGCGGGAAGGCCTCGAGTGCTATAGGCGGCTCCTCACGGCCAAGCTCAAGCTGGCGCGGGGCGTGCCGATGACGCAAGAGGAAAAGGCTGACGCGAAGAAGATCGGCCTCTGTATCCATAGCGGACACGGTACCGGCAAAACGTCCACGGCCTCATGGATCATCTTGCATTTCATGGTCTGCCGGCCCTTTTGTAAGATCCCCTGTATTGCCCCAGTCGGGACGCAGCTCAAGACGAACCTCTGGCCGGAAGTGCATTTGTGGCTGCGGCGGTCGTCGTTCCTCCAAGACCTCATCAAGTGGCAAGCGGAAAAGATCTATTGGAAAGAAGAAGCGGGGCGGGAATGGTTTGCGATTCCGCGTACCGTGAACGTCAAAGCCTCGCCGGAAGAACAGGCCGAAACGCTGGCGGGTATCCACGCCGATAATTTGTTGGTGGTGGTCGATGAAAGCTCTGGCGTACCTGATCCGGTGTTTCGTCCGCTGGAAGGCTCATTGACGGGCCCTTGCAACCTCGTTCTGCAAATCGGGAACCCTACGCAGTCGCATGGATTCTTCTACGAATCCTTCACGAAGAACCGCGCCGATTGGATGGTCTGCCACTGGAACGCGGAAGAAAGCGAACTGGTAGACCGGACCCATATTGAGCGCATGGAACGCAAATATGGGAAGGACAGCAACGCCTACCGCATTCGTGTGCTGGGCCTCCCGCCATTGGCCGCGCCGGATACGCTGATTCCCTGGGATTGGGTCATGAAAGCCGTGGGGCGTGAATTGATCGTCGAAGATGGCTGCCCCGTGGTGCTGGGGATTGATGTGGGACGCGAATTGGGCGGCGATCAATCGGTGATTTTACGCCGTCAAGGCCCGATTATCCGTGGACTCGATACCTATAGCGGGGTGAATACGCAGGAATTGGGCTATTGGTGCCTCAAAGAGATTACCGAGACGAATGCACAGGTGGCGGCTATTGATGTCATAGGCTGGGGAGCCGGGACCTATGACATGCTCAAGGATTTGACGCCGATTCCCATTTTGCCCATCAACGTAGCCGAATCCGCCGGCGATCCAGAACGCTTTATGCGCTTGCGCGATGAGTTATGGTGGAATTTGCGCGAACGCTTCCAAGCTGGGACCATCAGCATCCCGCACGATGAGGAATTAATCGGGGAACTCTCGACCATCAAGTACAATTTCAGCAAAACGGCGAAGGAAAAGATCAAAATTGAGAGTAAACAGGAATTACGGGACCGTGGGTTGTCCTCTCCCAACAAGGCCGATTCGCTCTGTTTGAGTGAATTCGCCGCGCGATTCGTATCACCGAGGCGGATGGTGCCCAAGACCTTCCGCCGTAACGTCTCCGCATGGGTAGGCTAATGGATCAGCCCGTGATGGTGAGCCGAGATCTCTTGATGCAGCTCTATCGGCACTTGAAACCGACGGCGGAGTGCGTGCGGATGCTCGAAACGGTGCTGTATCCCCCTGAGGAGTTGACAGAACGTGTTGAACGTGCTATGCGAGTGGATAGCTATACGTCCTCTACGCCGCCTCGCCGGTAACGGCCTCGCCGCGGTGCAGCTTCCCTGGACGATTTTCAGTACTACGGCAACAACCCCGCCGAAAAAGACGAACTGATCCAACTGGATCGGATGTTTCGTCTTGCCGCCGATCATCCCATCGTCACGCAATGGCGCTTCAACGCCGATACCTGCTACCGCTTTGAGCATGGCGATCAGTGGACCACGGAAGAAAAGTCCATCCTCAAGGACCGTAATCAGCCCGTCATTGTTGAGAACGAAATCCGCCCCACCATTGAACGTCTGCAAGGGCAGTTCCGCCGCCAGCGTACCAACATTAAGTTCATGGGCCGCAATCAGTCGGATGAACAGAAGGCGGCGGGCTATTCCGACCTCCTGAAGCATATCGACTATGTGAACCAGTTTGAATTCGTCGAAGGCGAAGCGATCAAGGATCAGCTCATCGGCGGACTCGGCTGGATCGAGGCGATTGTTCATCGCAACGAACTGGGTGAACAGCAAGTCCGCTACCGGCATGAAGATCCTTTTACCATGTTTGTGGACCCGTTTTGCCGGTCCTACGATATCAATATCGAAGCACGGTATGTGTGCCGCGCCAAGTGGTTTGATGAAGATATCGCCGTCGAACTCTGGGGCGAGGAGAAAGCCGCGCTGATTCAGCAGGTGCTCGGCACCTCGCAACCCTCACTCGCCAATCTCAGCAACATTGATCCCGATGCGCTCAAGCTCCGGAATTGGGAGATTGGCCGCTATTACGATGTCAAGAATCGGCGCTTCCGGCCAGTCGAAATCTGGTACAAGAAACGCGCCACGCAGTATTTGATCGAACTCCCCACTGGCGAAACGAAAGCGATCTATAAAGAGCGCGGCGTCACGAAATCCTCGCTCAAGGACGCCCTTGCCGAACTGCCTGGCTCCATCATCACGGAGCGGTCGGTAGACCGCATGTGGGTCGCGGTCTATTGCGGCGGGCTATTTTTGGATGGCCCGAAGCCCTCGCCCTATCGCTGCAACCTCTTCCCGTTCATTCCCTACTACTGCTACCGCAAGATCGACGGTGAGCCGCAAGGCTATGTGTCCGGCCTGATCGACCCACAGCGCGAAATCAATGCGCGGCGCTCGAAAGCCCTCTGGTCCCTCAATAACCGCCAGACCATCTACGAACGCAACGCCATCCGCGACAAGAACGAACTGGCCAACGAACTGGCCCGCATGGACGGGCAAATCGAAGTCGAAAACGGCAAGTTCGACCGCTTTGTGATTAAGGAAAACGCCGACATTTCGCAAGGCAACCTGACCATGTTGCAGGAAGCCAAGATGGCGATGCGGCGCATCAGCGGAGAGGATCAGTTGAATCCTGCCCCTGAAGTGCGCTCTGGCGTAGGCATTCAGCGGCTACAGATGATTCATCAGGCCGGCGTGATGCCGATCTATGACAACATCCGGCGATCACGCCGCATGAAAGCCGTGCTGACGCTGGAATTGATCAAACAGTTCTACACCGATGAAGTCGTCTTTCAAATCTCGGAAGATCCCGGCTTGGTCCGCACCGTGCGCCTGTCGGCGGAACATTTCGACACCTTACGCGAAGAAATCTACGACCTGATCGCCGTCGATACCGTCGATCATACGACCTCACAGGCCGAACAGTTTGAAACCTTAGCGACCACGCTCCCGCAAGTGCTTCAGTTCGGCCCCGCCTGGGCCAAGCTGTTCATCTCCATGAGCGATCTCCGGAATAAAGAGGGCCTGTTGCAAATTGTGGATGGCATGAGCCAGGCCCCACCCATTCAGCCGAAAGTCTCCGTGGCCTTTCAATGGAACGAACTCACGCCAGCCGAGAAGGCGATTATGGCGAAGCAGTTTCAGTGGGACATGCTGGCACAAGCCGAAATGCAAGGGCTTGGCGGGACGGACGCGGCCAGCACGCTACAGAACAAGGCCGAAATTCTCAAGATGAAGATGAAGACCGACGCCGATGTGGAGCGCGCCAGGATTGCCGCCGTGTCCACGCATCACGGCCAGCGTGTCGAACTTGAAACCAACGCCATGAAGAACGTGGCCGCTATTCACACTGCGAGGATTGCCAGTGAGTCGAGAAATCAGAATCAAACACAATCGGCTGAGTGACCCGCACGCGACGACCGTCGAAACGGAACGGGCGTTTCAGGGGCAGGACCTCAACCTCCATGTGCATGAAGTCGAGAAGATGGACGACGACTTTAAGCGCGGGGAGCGGATTTTGACAGTGAAGAACACAAAATATTTCTACTCGAAAGGCTGAGCATGTTGCTGGAATATCGCGGCCCGAAACCGTTGCCCTATCGCCTCAATACGCCGATTCCGTTTGTCTCTCGCAGCGAACGGGAAGGGCAACTGGAATTCACGCCTCAATGTGAGGTTCCCAACGAGGACTGGGCCAAGTTCTTGCTGGATGAATGCGGCGAGTTCTTTTTCCAAGCCGACAAGCCCATCAATAAGTTCGCGCCGATCAGCGACGACGAAAAGGCCAAGCGGCATGTCGAGCGCGTCGAGGCGACCATCGGCAAGAAGTTCCGCGGCAAGCCTGGGAAATGGCAGGCGCAAGCGTTTTTGAAACGCCACAACCTGACCAATGATCTCGGCCTGAAGAAGCTGCAAATTGGTGACAAAGTGATCCATTGGGAGTGCGTTCCCATCGCCTTGGCTGATGTCAAGGTAGGGCACGCCGAGTCTGTTGAACCGCCCATCCCCGCGCAAGCGGAAGGGCTTGAGGAGGTAAGTGATGAGTACGAGCGCGACAGCACCGCAGTCTGAGTCCAGCACGACCCCATCAGTCCTGACCGCGTTAGGACTAGGGAATAGTGCGCCATCCGTCACCCCTGAGGAGGTCGGCCATGTCCCTGCGAGCCAAACTGTTGAACCTGTGGTTGCGCCTGTTGTTGAGGCTGCGCCTGAGCCCAAAGCAGAAGTTGCCAAAGAATCAGCCACTCCCGCAGAGGCGAAAGCGACTGAATCAGATACGGCCAACACTCAAAAAGAGCTGACGCGCCTGAATAAGCAGCTCAAGGATACGCGCGATGCGTACACCCGCGAGCGTCAAGTCAATGTGGAAACGCAACGTAAAATCGACACTCTTACCAAACAGATTGAGACGTTGGGCAAGAAGTTCGATGGCACGTATGACGAGCAGAAGGACGGCCCGAAGGTCATGCCGGCGGAGGTCCTGGTCGATGAGGCAAAGAAGTCGGAACGGGTAGCCGCGTCCCATTGGGCAGCGGTCGAGCAATATGGCGAAGAGTACGTCATGAAGACGATATGGGCGGACGATGCGCCCTTTCGTCAATTTGACGGCGATCCCGCCGTGCAGGCGCGGGTCTTTAACGCGAAATTGCCGCTTCTGGAAGCCATTAAAGTCGTCAAGGAAGCCGAGACGAAGGCGAAGTACGGGTCTGATCCGGACGCCATGCGAAAGGCCATTGAAACGGAGTTGCGCACCAATCTGGAAAAAGAAGTTCGCGAAAAAGTCTTGAAAGAATTTAAGTCCAAGGGCGTGGCCCTGGACACGATCAAGGGTCTTGGAGGGGTGGCCAGTGTCACACCAGGCACCCCCGATGAGAAACCGCGACTCGTGTTCGACAGCCTGTTCCCTGGATTTAGCAAGACCGCGAGCTAGAAAGGTTTAGGCGATGGCCTATACAGAAGTCCTTACGAGTCACGGCGTCACCGTCTCCGCATGGGAGGATCGGATTGCCGCCGAATATATCGGGCAGTTGTGGATGAAGAACCTCATGGGTCCGTCCACGGATGCCGTCATTCAGGTGAAGCAAGACCTGGCGAAGATGCCAGGCGATGCGATCAACGTCGGGATTCGCTCGCAGTTGAAGGGTGGCTACGTGAGTGGCAACACCTTCGGACTGGGGAACGAAGGCCGCGTTGAGTTCTACAACCAGCGCATCACCATCGACAATATCCGGCATTTGGTCCGGTTTGACGATGTGCCCATGTCCCAGAAGCGTGTTGGATGGGATTTGCTCAACCAGGGCCGCGAAGCCTTGGTCGAGAAAGCCCGAATCCGGTTGGATGAGGACATTATCGGCGCACTCTCCGGCACCTCCACCGGGCGTGTACGCGGACGCTACCTCTATGGGGCGCTCGATTCCAACTGGAACGCCACCCATACATCGGCGTTGCTGAACGTGGATAACACCGCCGATCAGCTCACCACGAACATGATCCGCATCGCCAAGCGCAAGGCCTTGATTCCGGTCAATGCCGTGTCGCGCATTCGCCCGATGAACGTCAAAGTCGGGATGAATTTCGAGCAGTGGTTTGTGTTCGTGGCGCATCCCTATGCGGTGCGCGACATGGTGGACAACGATGCGGCCTACCGCAACGCGCAGCTCTTGCTGCCGCCGAACGGCAACCGCGATTCCTCGTTGTTTACCGGCAATTCGTTCCGTGGATCCTATGACGGCGTACTGATTTACGAGTACGACCGCGTGCAGTTGGTGTCCAGCACCATCCAGTGTGCGCATAACCTCTTCATGGGGGCACAGGCGGCCACGGTGGTCTGGGGGCAGATGCCGAAGTTCAACGAACAGGAACAGGATTTGGGCCATACGGTCACGTATGAAGTCCATGAAATCCGCAATACCGCCAAGCTGGTCTATGGACGGAACGCCATTGATTCATCGCTCTCCGATGAAGACAACGGCATCGTTCATGTGTTCTCGGCTGCGGTGGCGGACTAAGAGAGGGGTAACCGATGGCACAAACAGCCTACGGACCCGTGAGGGTCAAAGTAACCGGAGAAACCACGCATCTCATCGCGGGGATTGGCGGCGGATCGGGCACCAGCACGGTCATTACGCTGCCGATTCCTGCGGGTGCGGTGATTACCGGCGTGCAGTGCGGCAGTTGCACCAGTGCAACGGGAGCCTATTGCGCGACCATTTCAGGCGCGACGTTCACGGTGACCACCGCGAGCAACGACCTGTTTTGGTACAACGCGCACGTCAAAGGGGGCATTTAACGGACTGGAACGGACGGGGGTCGGGATGGCCTGACCCCCTGAAACCGTCCAATTATAAGGAGATCGCACGATGGCGAGTAACTATCAAGAATGGCAAGTCAATCTGATCGATGCGCGGCTGAACCGGCCTATTTCCGATAGCACAGGGAAGTTTACCGTGCTGACGGCGGGCACTTCGACGGCGGCCACCTGTTACAGCGATGCGAACGGCACGGCGTTAACTCTGCCGGCCACGCTGAGCAATGGTGTGGCGCGGTTCTTCACCGATTCGAGCATCACCTCCGTGGATTTCATCGTCTTGTCCGCCACGGGACAGGCGCGCTATCTGCGGGCGATCACGCCCAGCAATCAGAATATCAGGATTGATCCTGAGCAGATTCCTCAGCGGCTGTATGTGCCGTTTACGACCTCGCTCTCCGGCGTGGTGTATGGCACGGGGTTCTCGCTCTCCCAGAGCATGATCATCAAGGATTGCAAAATCCGCGTCAATACCGCCGATGCCACGGCCACCGTCGATTGCGGCGTCAGTTCGGCGGCGGCAGGCTTTGCGCTAGGCGTGACGGCTGCCACCACCGGGATGAAGGTCTCGCTGGATGAAAGCATCTCAGCGGTGAGCATCCTGGGCTCATCGTTGGCGCTGACGGCCACGAATACCAACGTGCGCAAGTACTATGTGGCCGCCAATGCCACATCTGGCTTGCCGATTGTCTTCCAGAACGCGACGGCATCAGGAGGCACGGCGGCACCGGCGCAAGGGTTCATTATCCTCGAATACGATCGGATCTTGGCACCCTAATGGCCATCCGTGAACTGAACGCAGAGACGGTCGAAAGCCTGATGGCGATGGCCGAACTGCGGGATAAACAGGACGCGGGAACGTACCCTCAGGAGGTGGTGCCCTGCTATTGCGGGGCATCATCTCCGGAGATCGTGTCTGACGTGGATCGGTACGGCGTGCCCTGCACCACAAACCTGTGCCCGTTGTGCGGGGTGGTCTATATCAGCCCCCGCATGACCGCCGAGTCCTACCAGTCCTTCTACGAGCATGAGTATCGGCGCATCTACCGCACGGATGACGACCATGATCCGTCCCACGCCGTGCAGGATGGGAAGGATATTCTGACCTGTTGCGAGTTTTATGACGTGATGCCGTCCTCGGTGATTGATATTGGCTGCGGCAAAGGGGCTCTGCTGACGCCGTTTGTCGAGCAAGGCCTGCGCTGTTATGGCGTGGACCATGATCCAACAGCGGTGCAATGGGGACGTGATCACGGGTTGCCGGTTGAAGTCGGCACGCCGGATACCTTGATTCAGCGAGGCATCACCGCAGATTTGGTGATCCTCAATCACGTATTAGAACATGCGCTGGATTTGCCTGCATTCCTGGCACAGATGCGGCAACTCCTCACCCCGAACGGAGTGCTATTTGTCGCCGTGCCTGGGATTCATCGCACGCCCCTTGCGGGGATGTTTCAACTGGCACACCCCTATCACTTCACGGCAGACACACTCGACTATGTGATGCAATGCGAAGGCTGGCAAGCGGTCATGCTCACGGAGCAGATTGTCTCGTTTTGGAAACCCTCGGCGCATCGGATGGATCGCACGCACTATATTCCCCGCGCCGCACAGACCGTCCTTGATGTCCTCGGGGCCAATCCACAGCGCATTCCTGACCTGAAAACACACAACAAATTCCCCGTCAAGCTGCAACGCGCCAATGTGCAAGCCGTCTTAGGTACCTCGTCCCGTGATTTTAGCCTATTGCGTGGTCGAGAAACCGGCAAGCAGGCGGTGATTATCGGCGGGGGACCTTCGGTCGATGGGCAGATAGAGCAAATCC